CGACCCCTTACGTTAAGCCATAAATCCTGCCCTAAGGTTGCGCTAAATTCCGTTTGCGGTTGGTTGGTTAGCCATTCTTTGGTTGGGCTGTTGGGGTTGTATTGGCCTTGGTCGTATGTCGTAAATTGAACGAACGAACGGGCGCCGTTAAACACGTTCTTTGTTGAAAAGGTAGTAACGTCGTAAGTAACTATTTTGCGTTGGTCAGCATAAACGACAGACCCGTTAACGTTGGCATCTGTTACGCTAGACCATGGCACGCTAACTTCAAACCAGGATCCGCTAGAATTTATTACGGAATGTAAGCCTTCTAGTAATGGGTTAGCCGTACCGCCGTCGTCTTGGGTTATGTTTATTTGGTCACCAATTGCGAACGTATTTGTGACATTCACGCGCACGTTACCCGACGAGTTTGTAAGTGCTGAGGTGTAATTGAACTGCGCTAGGTATTCTTCGCCCGTCTTTACTTGAAAGTTGTAATAACAATTTGCCGCGTCGTAGTCTGTTAAAACGCTAGGTTCAAAATCCCAGCTAACGTAAGAACTTAGAAACTTAGATAGGTCTAGTTCGCCGTAACCCGTGCTAAAAGTTGGTAACACCTTAAAGCGTCCTATTAGGGTTGCGCCGTTGTATACGTCGAAAATGTACTTGAAGCCGTCTAGGTTCTTGTTAGTTGAGTCGACTATAAACTTTACGGGGTTGTAAGCGGGTGTAAAGCTTTGGGGTTGTGCTATTATTGTTTGTGCCATAACTATATTAATTTGCGCCCGTCTTTAATTAGAAAGCGAAGTAAGCGTCGTCGGTGAAGTATTGTTCTTTTATGTAGGTAGTCGCGTACCTAGTAGCGTCCATTGCGTCGTCGTAAAGTTTTACGGGTTCGTCTAGTATCTGGTCACCTACTTTTTTCCATTTGTAGTTTTGGTATTCTTTCTTGAGGTGTTCGTTTTCGAGACAGAACACGCCGAACGTTTTGATGTTGTCGATGCCTTTCTTCACGGACTTGTTCGCGTTTTGGACGTTGTACCCCGCGTTGTTCATTTCGGCTATAATTTCGGGGCGTGCGTAGTCGGCTATTATTTCCGTTTCTTTTTCTATGTTTAAGTCAGCTAGGCGGTCGATTAGGTTTGAGGTGGTAAGGTAGCTTTCGTAAATTACAGGCTCAATGAAAATGTCTTTTTCGTGCCAATAGACGCGCACTAACGCCGTCGGGTGATTGTACCCAAAATCGCAGCCGTATACAAACTCAGTAAAGCGTGACGGCCTGTGTGGTAAGAAAGTCCAGTTTGAGTAAATGTTGCTTTTGCTTATAGCCTTTTCCCCTAGGGCGTAAATTTGATACAATGCCTCGTCGGTTCGTTTGAGGTCTTCAATTTGTCTTTTGATGCTGTCGGGTAAAAACGGGTTGTCGCGGTACGTGCTTTTGATTAGGACGCTTTCGTGTTTAGGTAGGTCGTAAAGCCAAGATGTCGAATCCGACGGGTTGTAATCAAAAATAAGTTTGGACTCGGTACGCATGTTTAATTGCGTGAAGTCGTCGTAGAATAGTTCGTTAGCCTCGTTGCACCATGCTAGGTTTCTCTTGCGGCCTCGAATCTTTTGCTCGTCGTCAACACTAAAGAACTCGACCATGCTGCCATTTGGGAACGTGTAAATATGTTCGCTCATGTTATGACTAGTCTTGTCGTAAATTCCCGACTCTTTAAGCACTTCGAAAAAGTCACGCATTGCCGTTGCTCTTAGCGCTGGGAATGTCTTACGAATGATTGAAACGACGACGCCTTTGTTTTGTAGGCAGTAGACTAAAATAAGCTGACAAAGCGAATAGGTCTTACTGGATCGGCTACCCCCCTCGTTAATGATAAAACGCGCCTCGTTGTTGTAAAGCGCGTCGTAGTTCTTTTCAAATACAATTGTACTTTGTAAGTCCATTACTCGATGGTTTCAACCTTTATCAATTCAACCGCCCACGTAATAGGGTAAAATGCTGCTAGGATGTTATTGCAGTCCTTAATATAAACGGCGACGCCTTGTTCTTCTTTCCTTACCCTTACGTTTGTGAACGTGTTTTCGTGAATAGTAAAGTCGGGGCGGGTTATTCTTAATGTTAGTCTTTCCATGTTACTCTAGTTCTTTGGTGTCGGGTCTAATTATTGAAATCTTAATTTCGTTTATGTTTTCGCCGTTGCTTGTTACGTCCGTCTTTTCGGTGAGGTTGTTTAGGCGCTGAGTTATTGACGGGTTGTATTGTCCGACCATGCCACCTTCGATTTGGTCTTGGCGTATTTCCCGCTTTATACGTTGGCAGACCCCGCAATAATCTTCGTACGCCCCATTGGTATTTCTAAAGTAATGGTCGAGTGTTACGCCTTGTTCGTAACCGAATACTTCGAAGCCTTCGTAGGTTAACGGAACGCGCAGCTTTTCTTGTACTACTTTTCCGCTTTGTAGGGCTTTGTCTATTACTCTTGGGTTTGATTGTACTTTGTCCTTGTAGGCTAAGAACATTTCTAATAGCTTTTCGGGGGTTTCTATGTATTTATGCTTTCCCATTTTTTTCCGTGTTTTTAAAGTGGTCTAAAAAGTCGTCTTCGCTTACAAACTCAATACAAAGTAAGCCTTCTTGGTCTGTCAAGTACAAAACATAATGCACCCCGTCACGTTCTAGCTGGTCTTGTATTGCTGTACAATAAGCGGCCATGTTTTTACCCATGTCAACTATTGCGTATTTCATTTTTTGAGACTTTTCACGTAAGCGGTCATGGCTTCGCGTTTATGCGTTTCCCATACCCTTTGGCAGACTTCGTAACGTTCAAACTTGTCGGGGTAGCTTTTAACGCCGTCTTGTTCTTGCATGCATCTAGTAATAAATGCTACTTGGGTTTCACCTTTAATTGGTTGTGACATTTACTTTGCGTTTACGTGTTTTTGTAGCTGGTTTCTTGCGTGTTTCCGTTGGTTCAACTGCCTTAGGTTCGTCGACTGCGTCCGACTGCGCCGTTTCGTGGTCTATTCCCGTGTAAGCAATGGTAGGCTTTTCGAATAGGTAGCCTAAGCCCATAGATACGTAATAAGCAAAACGTTTAGTGTCGATTTTGTCTACTTCGATTTTACGCTGCCCTAGGACTGAGTCGTAAGTTACTATGGTTTTTCCTTTGTATTCGTCTTTAATTTTCATTTTGGTTGTATTTGGTTAGTTCTTCGTCAAAGCGCCCAAGTATGTACGCGGCTAAGCCTACGCCCGCAATTCTCAAATAGGCTGTTTGACCCTCATAGGTCAACGCTACGGCTACGGAAAAGAAAGCTAGGGTAGCAACTGCGTAAAGTATTTTAAATGCGCTCATAACAATATTGAATTTTTCGGATTTTAAGTTTTAAGTCTCTAATCATGTAGTGGGCAGACGTGCGGCTTACCTTAAAAAAGTCGGCCATTGCCTCGGCTGTTTGCTTCTTGTCATCAAAATAGACTTGGGCTATTCGTTTTTCCACAGGATCGGTAATTTCACTTCGGTATTTTTGAATGCACCATTTACGAAAGTTGTAAACGTTTTCAATTTGTATTTTGTCTAGCACTTCGTCGTTGTCTGGTTCGTCTAGTAGGTCGGGTAATTGGCTTTTAATGTCGTCTTGTTTGTGGCTTAGTGACGTATTCCAAATTATTTGGTACTTAATGGTATTGAGTAAGTAGCTTTTTACGCTGTTTTCGTCCGTCTTTTCGGTGTCAATGGTCAAGACGTGCAAGTAGGCGTTATTTATGCAAGTGTCAGCGTTCAGCATCGAACACGCCAGCTTTTTATTATTGACATAACGAGTCAAAAAGTAATTAGCGTAAGCCCTTACTTCGTCGTAGTTTGCCGACACGTAAGCGTCAAGCGTTCGCTTCAAACCATTGCAAGAACTCATTGTAAAATTTTATTCGATCCTGGGTTGCGCATAAGCATCTAGAGTCGCGTTCACCCGTTACCTTGTTTCGTATGGCTTGCAACTTACGCAAATGCATTTTACTTAGCCTTTCGGGCTTTAAGTAGGTAAGTATTCCGTGTATTTCTAGTAATTGAGCTTCGCTAAGCATAAGTCGACAACGTAAGAACATAAAGAAACTAGGCACGCGGTAAGAAATTCACCACTAACAAACCACGTAACCCAAAACCCCATGCACTTTGGACAACCAAAGCCCGAATGCAAGTAGATTGTAAAGCGGTTTAAAGGCACTTCGGTAAATATGCGGTCTAGCATGTCTTGTAGTGGCTCAAAGTTTGTTAAAAACCATGCAAGCGCAATGTAAAGTAGTATTTCCATTTGGTTAAATTCTAGTCAAATATAAGCTTAATTATTAAACAAGACATTTTTTACACAAAAAAGCCCCTTTTTACGGGGGCTGTTACTAGTGTAGGTGTTTGTAAAGGTATTCGTCTAACTTAATGAGGGTTGAAAGGTTTACGTCTTTGCCATTCAAGAAGTTATTTATTTGAAAGTGGTGAAACTTACCCGTCTTTTCTTTTATTTCGTTTACTATTTGGTTTCGGTTTCGTGTTTTCAATAGGTCTTTAAGCCCACGCCTAAGCGCTTCGTCTTGAATAAACATAATCATAAGTTAAAATGGTAAGTCGTCGTTTGGAACTACGGGTGAAATTGTAGGCGTTTCCGTCTTTACGTATGGTTCGGAAAAAGACGCGCTAAAATAACTATTCCCAGCGCTAGACGTTTTAACCCAAAGGGCTATTTCCATTTCTTTTCCGTTTACATTTACTTTGCCCCTGTAGTCGGGTTGGTTTTGGCTCGTTTTCTTGTCGTTCTTAAAGATCGCGCCCGTGTTTGGTTTGTTATCCATTATGTTGATTTTAAAAGTTACTAATAAATGCAATGACCATAGCAATACAAAGCGCCGTAATCAAAATCATTGTGCTAATTGCTGCCAATTGTTCGCGGCTTTCTCGTTTGTCCATTGGTTTATGTTTTGGAGTTTTAAAGTTAAGCTTTGTTTGTACGTCCTTTTGACTAGATGCCCAGGACTTGCGGTATTCAGTCGTTAGCATTGCCACACGTTTGGCAGTTGCGCGGGTTGGTTTCTTAGCTGACCACGTGTAAATGGCGCGGTCTACTTTTTTAATGTAGCCGTTCTTTTGTAGCACGTTGAAAACGTCCCAAGGCGTGCGGCTTAATTCGTCAAAGCGAAACGTCGCCTTTTCGTTCATTTCTGTTAAAAGCTGTTTATAAGCTTCTAGGTTGGTTCTTTTCATTCTGTTTTGTTTTATAAATTTAAATTGTTGTCGTTTACTAATTCACGAAGCTTAGACCTTAACTTGTCGGCGGCTTCTATTTCTTGTTCGGTGGCTTCTCGATTTCCCATGTATCCGTGTTTTACAATGCTTCTAAGTTCTTGATCCAGATGAGAAACCACGTCTTTCCATTTCCACGCATTAATCGCGTCTTCTAGCTCTTCCCTCTCGTCGTGGTCAAAGTGTAGTGTTGCTTTCATTGTTCTTGTTGTTTAGTTAAAAAATATGCTCGTCTTTCCGAGCCGTCAGCGTTCTATTGAAAACAGGAGTTGTTGCGCCTATCCCTTATTACATTTCGTGTTTACTTATGGGGCAATTTTTACCCCTTATTCTTGTTCGTTTTGTATTCGTCTTTTAGTCGTTCTAAGTAAAGTACAAAGTCCATAGCTTCTTCTTGGGCGTGTGTGAGCCATTCTAAGGTACTTAGGTCGCTTCTTTCTAGCGTTGTGTTGTATTTCCTTATCCCGACTTTCGAACGTTCGGCAAAACGGCTTAAAACGCGTAAAACTACTTGGTCTTCTATTTGCTGTTGCATTTTAGTTTGTTTAAGTAAACACGTTGAAACTTTAAATGGCCGTTTTTTAATTTTAAAACTAGTTCGGCTTTCGTTATTTCGTGTTCTTGTTCGTCAATCAATTTAATTAATTCGTCTTTAAGTCGTTCCTTATCTGTTTTCATAAGAAATTATAAAGGGTTTCGTAATACTCGCGGCATAGTTCGACGCGTTCTTTAATTTGCTCGATTACTTGTTCGTCTTTTTGTACCTCAAAGAACTTAACACGGCGGTTGTCGGGTATATGGTCGAAGTTGTGGCGCTTTGTAACTTGTTCAATTAGTTCTGGGTCTTCTTCTAATAGCTTAGCGTTCCAATGGGCGCGTCTTATTTCGTCTTGTACCATGTCTTCAGGTGTGTTGACTAGGCAGTAAACTAGCAACGCGTCGGTTTTTCCGACAAGTTCCATGTACCCTTGCAATTGGTAGAAATAGTCCTTATTCGGTATTTCAGTAGCAAAGAACGGGAATGTCGTAGCGTCCCAAGAAGACTTAACGTCTAGTAGAATAGTGTCCGTGTTTACGTCGGGCGTTCCTGTTAGCCATTCATTGCTAAAGTGTTCGTCGTTTTTGATTAAGAACCCTAACTCTAGGGCTTCGCTTGCAATACGGATGCTCTCGTCTTCGACTAGGTTGCCCTTGTCTGTGTAGCGTGAACTAAAGGTTTTACGTATTCCGTATTTTGCTAGCAATACTTGTTCTTCGACGTAGGTCTTAGCCGTTTGGCTTAGTAGTTCGCTTTTAGAACGCGGGGATGTCATGATTTTACCAATCGACGAGCATCTAACTTTAAAAGTGTTCATATAGCGTTAAGCATTTCGGTTTGTGACTCAGTTAATGTAAAGCTAGACGTTATCTTTTCTTTGGTTACTTTGCCGTCTACAATTGCTTTGCATGCGTCTTGAAAGCGTTTGTTGTCAATAGCGGGTAATTTCTTTACTTGTTCACCGCTTGCGTCCGTGTCTTTGTCCGTAACTAGACCTAAAGACGAACTAAGGGCATAACGACGGAAATACGTAACCCCAGAACCAAAGCTTTGGTAGTCGTTCATGCCTTTAAGCGTTACGTGTGGTATTGCAACTTTGCTTTCTAGGTTCTCTCCGCTTTCTACGTGGAAAATAAGCGTAACAATGTAGTCGATGCCGTCTTTGGTGTCTAGCATTTGCGTAAAGCCTAGCCCGTGTTTCTTTAGTAGCGGGTTAATCTTGTCGAAAATTGCGGGTAAGTCGGCGTAAGAATAGCCAAACCCTTGCGTTCCTTTGTGGATTACTGGTACTTCTTGCTGAAAAGCCGCAAGCGCTTTAAATAAATTTTTCATGTTCTTGTTTTGTTTAGTTATTATATGCAAATATAGGGGTTATTTTAATTCATTGCACTTTTTTTTATATTTTTTTATAATTTCTTTCAGTTCGTCGGCGGTATACTTACGCACCTCATGCGCTTTTTCGTGCAATTCTATTAGGCGTTCTGGGCCTATTCGTTTTTCTATGCCTATTTGGTATTCTAATAAGTTCCCGTGTTTGTATCGGTTGCACGTTACACATTGCGCGTGTACGTTGTCTTCATTAAATGTAACCGCTTTGTGGCCGCCCATGCTGAAATAATGCCCAGCGTCGTACTTTTCACCTAGTGAACCGCCGCAACTTACGCAAGGCTTACCTAGATCACGAAGACGAATAAAAGTATTAAACACCTTTTGGGCTTCTTTGAGCCAGTCTGTGGTCGTTTTAAGGTCGTTCTTTAGCTTTACCTTAGTCTTTTTCCATTGAGCCGCCTTAGCTTCTTCTACAAAGGCCCTAACACATTCGTCTTTTAAACAAAATTTATGGTTAAAGCGTATCGGTTCGAACTTGTCTTTACAATTCTTGCACCTCATCAAATATATTTTTTTGTATTCCTATTCCTTCTAATCTGCTCCATTGGCTAGCCATTGCGTCGGCTATTCCTTGAAAAGTTTTACTTCTTAGCGTTCGTCTTTCTGCGGGTGTTTTAGCTTTTTGCAACGCTTCATAATACCAAAGCGCCTGGCGTTTCTTTTTACCCGTTTTTTTGTCTAACCATTCTTTCATTTCACCTTTACCAACTATTTTGGTTGGTTTTAAATGGGGTAGATTTTTAAGCCATAAACAAGTGGACTTACTAGCTTCGTCGCCAAACTGCCAAGGGTGAACAATTTGGTCTGGTTCACGAATGTAGCTAGATATTACGCTTATAGGGTTTTCAATTGCAATGCGTTCAATTTTACAATCCATTAACCGGTGTACAAACTCTAAGCCGTCCATTTGGTTTTTATAACGTTCTTCGTTTCTAGTTCCGTCTTTATTGTACATCCAACCCGCGCCGCTTACTGCTAGGTAAGTACATGGCGGGTGCGCAATCATTAAATCCCAACCTTTATCTATTACCTCAAAGACGTCTTGTTGGTAATGCCATTCGGGGTGGCCACCGCTACACGGCAATAAGTCACAGCTAAACGCTTCGTGGCCTAATTTTCTAAAGGCCTTAGTTACTGCCTGGCTTTCTTCGCAAGCTACAAGTACACGTAATTGTTTCATAGTTCTACGTTTTTAAATTTTATTTCGTTTTTTAGTTCGTCGTAAGCTACGCGCAGTTGCGCGTTTCGTCTAGCTAGTTGGTTTAGTTCGCGGTTCAAACTTATTATTTCGTTTTGCATTTCGATTAAAACAAGTTCGGTTTTTAGTAGTTGTTCTTCGCTTTCCTTACCGCCGTTAATGTAGTCCTTTGCGTCTGGTTTGTCCTTTTCGAGTTTTTCCCTTACATTCTTTATTCGTTCGCGGACTACCCAAATTGTATTTTTTGCCCATAGTATTTTTAAGTCTAAATCCATTTTAAAAAAGTTTTAATATATTTCTGTTTAGGTCAATTTTCCATAAGTTAATGTCGTTGCTAGCTTTAAAGCCGACATGGTTTATTTTTCCTTTTTCCCAAACGCCGTATTTTTCAAAGCCTAGTTGCTGCCAAAATCGGTTACTATCTAAATCGGTACGACAACGCAAAGTAAAACCAATTCGACCGAACATTTCGCAAAATTCCCTACAAACTTCTACTAAAGCCGTTCCGTAATGTAAGCGCCTAGCGTCGTTTCTTACGGCTATTTGCTGTATTTTAGCGTATCGGTAAGCGCTAACCGCTGGGGTAATTAAAACGTAGCCGACAGCGTCGTTATTTGCTTCGCAAATTAACACAACAAAATTTCGTTCACCACCCCAAACGTATTTTTCCCAAACGGACTTTTGAATAAAGCCCACCGCGTTGGCGTTTTCTTTTTGTAGCTTGTCAACTAGTAGCATATCTTTTATTGTGCTAGTTCTTACGCTTATGTTTTTTATTTTGTCTTCGTACAGGACATTAATAAGCCCCGTGCTACAATCGAATTTCCCTAGTTCCATTTTAAAAAGTATTTAAGTTGCGTAATTTTTGGCTTGTCGAAATTAGCCCTTCGGTTATTGTTTTTTGTATGTCTTTTGGTCGGTGTTTTTGTAAGGGGTCAATTCCGTTAATTGTAAAGCCCAAGCCGCTGTTAAAGTCGCAAACTACGGGGTAATCGATTTCTGTATGTTTGCCGCCCGTTTCCATGTCTTTAACTTTTTCAACGTTTACCCATGTCTTAAATTTATATTCGGGGTGCTTAATTAGTCTGTGAATAACTAACATATCGTCGCAGCGGTTCAAAAATGCTTTTCCCCCTTCGATTCCGTCCTTTAAGGGGGCTTTCAAATGCCCCTTTAGTTCGCCCTCAGTATACAAATTTCCGCTTCGTCCGCTTTCTGTGTTCGGGTGCGTGTTTATGTAAATAGTCATGCCCGTACTATTGACAAATTGGCGTGCTGTATTCATGAATTCGTAATTCCCAGCAAACGACATTTCTCGATCCAGGCCCGTGAAAGGGTCTATAAGTCCTACTTTGCACCCACTTTTCTCAAATAGCGCCAATATTTCTTGCGGTTTGTACAAGTTTTTATTGTCGATAAATGTAAAATATTGTTCTAAGTAAGCAACGTCGCCAGCAATTTGGGAATGGCTTAACTTGTTAAAGTGTTTGCCGCGGTACATTTGCACCATGTCGCGAAGTATTTGCCCCTTTTGATTCTCACCCGACCAAATGCAAAAGGTAATGTCATGCTTTAAAGCTAGGGTAAGAAAATACCAATTAATCCAGTACGTTTTGCCGACGTTGTCATGTCCTAGAATTATGTTTAGTTGCTTAGGTTTGAATTTAAGGTGGTCGTCTAGTCCACAATCTAAGCCAAGTCCTTGTTTTATTTTGCCGTCCCTTACATCTAGTAAGTATTGCAGCGCGTCGCCTTGTTTGAGTATCATTTTAATTGTTTTTAAGTGCGGTTAGTAAGCGGTCGTTTTCTTGTTCTAGCCAATTAGCGTTAAAGCCTTTCCAAGAACGTTCTACGCAAGTTCTTAAAATTCTGTTTTTGTCGCCCCCGTGTTTTTGTACTTGGCTCATGAACGACTTAAAAGCTGTTTCGGTGTTTACGGCGTTTAGTTGCTTTCTAACTTGCACCCATTCACGCGCTAACTTTTCGTCAAAACCATTATCTAAAAGCGAAGATAAAAAGCTATATGTATTATTCTTTTCTTTCTTTTCTTTCTTGTTACTGGTCGTTTGCTGGTCGCTCGTTGGTCGCTCGTTGGCCGTTTCGCTGGTCTCTACTTGGTATTTTGAGTAGTTAACTATTTGAATTATAGTACCTTGACCGCTTGTTTTGATGGCCACTTCGTTGGTCGATTTTAGCTTGTCTAGTGCCGTCCTAGTTTGACGTACACTAAGACCAACTTCTAAAGCCAAAATGTCTCGACTTGTTAAAATAGTTCCCGCCTGTAATATCATACCCCTGTACTTTTTTTCTTTATGGTTAGCTTTTAAAAGCAAATGAATAAACAAGCGAAATGTATTATGGTCGTCGTACCATTCCCATTCTAGAATTTGCCTATGTAATTTAACCCAGCCGCTCATGCCTTTATAATTGTAGGTACATTTTCACCTAAATAATATGTGACACGCCATGTTCCAAATCCATCCGAATAAGTAGCATCGAATAAAACCCTTTTATAAACCTGATTATATTCTTTTTTAATTTCAACTAAATAAAAAAATTCGTTTTTTCTACCTTCTAAATAATGTTCAGCTGCTTCACTCATAACAATAAAATTTTAAACATAAAAAAAGCCCTATAAATCCGTAGGGTCTCACGTCTACTTCATTATAAGGCTCAATAATTCCTTTGGGTTCTATGGTGTGAGACCGAACCAGTTACAAAGATAACGTTTTATTCTACTAAAAGTTGTTCGTTTTCTAAAATTTCTTCGTAAAAACCCATTTTAACCCGTCTTTGTACACGTTTAAAAGCTTGTAAATTGTGCGCCTTTAGTATGTCTACCTTAATGTCGTAGTCTTTTTGAGTCTTAAACACTTTAGAAATGTCGGGTAACTCTGCGCCGTCTAAGTAAGCTTGAAGCGCGCACGTCTCGGCTAAGTAATCAACGTCTCGGTAACTAGTTAAGTCTTTGTGAACGCGTAACCCGTGTAAAATTGTAGCGTGGTTTTTGTCAAAAATACGGCCAATCTGCGAAAGGCTAAGCCCACACTTTCGAAATTCGTTGTAAACGTAATAACGCTTAAAAAGTACGTCGCGTCGTCTGGACTTGTCAAGTAGTCCGTATTTTTCTATAAGTTCGTTTATTAGTGCTAGTCTGTTCATATTTGCTCAACTTTAAATTTTCCAAGTTC